CCTATTGCGTAAAGAAGACCGAGACAGAGGGGCCAGCCCAGATTGATGCGCGCGGCTACGGTGCGATTCTCCCTTATATGTACACGGGAGGAACTCAGACGATTCAGTGGGAGAATACGGATAAGACATATATGCAGATTGAGACTGACATCGATGCCCAAATCGCAGCGGCCAAGCAGGGCCTGGATGATACAAAACTCCCCAAGCCGTCTATTAAAAACCTGGCTGGCCTACGTGGTGTTACGCGATACTATCAGGATGCTGCGATCTGGGGCTCGGAGGTTATTGAACTTTTCAAAGAGCTGGGGATTGTCACGTGGGAGGTCGCAACGAATCCGAACTTCGCGGGACATGAGAATCTTGTCGAGAATGAGGCAGAGTTTCGCCAGTTTTTGGAGGGGGTCCAAAATCAGTTTGAGGAGCAGATCCAGAATGAGCGTGTTAGAATCGTTGGTGTTTTTCTATCAGATGCCGAGCCAGCTGTCTATGAGTCTCCCTTTTTCTTCCATAAGAACGTGCCCGCAATGTCCGATATCGATTCCATTGTCACGGTATCAGGGCGCTACAATCTTGACGACGAATTCACTACTGAGCATATGATTAACAATGAGGATTCGCAGTATGTTCGGTATACACGCGAGAATGGGGAGAAGCAGTATTTTGAGTGGACCTATCAGGGCGGACAGGCGACTAACTACAAGTCGAGACGCCTGGAGGCCGATGAAGTTCGCCAGATTATTTTTTCACCCGATTTTACACATACATATGGTCACTCAAGAGTGGCACGAGACTATGCTGATACCATTAACACGATTGCAGAACACCCGCTGCATTGTAACTCTATTGAGCAGCACGCAGCTGGTGTATATCTTTCCATCAGCGGAATGCGCGTCTCTTTGAAGCCCCTGGATGTTCCTGGAATGCCGAAGGTTGCGAATACCATGGATCATTCAACAATGCGCCAGCATACTAATATCATTAGTAAACGGGCGCGCGAGTGGGTTCATCTACAGGACTGGAAGGACAAGTCCATTCTGCGGCCTACGAATAAACCCAACGCCAACCCTATTGTATTCGCTATCCTGGCCATGCTCACTCTTCAGAAGAAGGCCTTCAAGGATCTGAAGAAGAATGAGGCTCGCACAGAGGATATGTTTATCAATACTCTTAGCTCGGCGAATACGGTTGTTGCGCAAAAAACCGCCGAGGCGTCTGTCGAGGGTCGTGGCTACGAGAGTCGGTTCGGCCGCTATATGGAGCAGACCTTTCCTGATATGGAACACACGCTTGGCGACGGGGCCATCAAGCGTGATATTCTCCAGTGCTCACAGGATTCCCAGGGTAATCAGGCGATTGATTCGCTTCACTGCCATGAGGAGTCGGCTCTCTGGATTGGCGTCCAGGTAAAGTCTGGAAAGCGCGACAAGGAGGGCGATTTCGTGGATTTCATCAATACATTCAAGGGCCTTCGTGTAAAGGCTATTGAGACCGGCTCAAGGTGCTTTGGTATCTTGGTTCACTACAATGGTCTGAAACAGGATAAGGCTTATGAGCTTATTGCGGAGGAGCCTGGCCTTTCTCTTGTATCGCGGAAGGATCGGGAGAGTTTAGACGAGTTTGAACAGCGGATCGCTACGCACATTCGGAAGATTCGGCAGTTCTATTGAAAGGTAGCCAGAGCCGTTTCCCGCGCACGTCTGCCCGATACATGTGTCGTGGCTCCGCATCGGTCCCCAGTATCCGATCCCAATCAATCCCTATTGAGCCGCATGAACACATTTTGAAATCGTGCTCGTGCAGGCTCTCAATCGTATCTCCGCACTTCTTACAATATACAGCACGGCGGACTTGATGATATTTAACTCCTCCGTATACGATGGATCGCATCCCCTATAAAGCTACATAAGGCATCCTTAATATTCCCAAGCAGAATGCACTACCCCCTTGATGTAGAAGATCCCGATAAATTTTTAGAGCACCTTTCTACATTTTTTCCAGACTCTAAGCCGGCTACTGTTAATAGACCTGAAGAGCTTATTGACGAAGTTCTCCAGGCCCCCTATATTATTCTACCCACGGGTAACCTCGTCGTATATGACTATCTGAAAGGCGCAAACTACAGAGGTTTTATCGTCTGTAAGGATATTTGGTCCGTAAAGGAAGTCCGTGACAACTTCTGGTATAAGATTCCCTACGAGGAGCGCTACGAGGCTGCGGGCTGGGGCATTGTCAGCTTCAATCCTGAAATCACCTTTCCCAAGAGGGACAACTCGGACTGGACACTCGTTACGGCGTATTTTGACCTCACAAAGTGCCCCGATGCGAGCGTGGAGATCAATAAGCGCGACTCCAAGCATTATACGGAGAATGCCGTATCGACGATGTGCCTTCCCTACAATCTCGTAGTATACTGCGAGGAGTCAAATCTGGAGACCCTGAAGGCCATGCGCCCAGCATATCTTCAGGAGAAGACTAAGTATGTGCTGCGAAACTTTGACGAGCTCAAGATTGGCGATGGCACCTTTGCCGAGCACCGTCTCAAGATCCAGGAGAATCGCCAAAAGCACCCATACCATTTTGACAATCGTAATACGGCTAGCTACTATCTTTTCTGCCTCTCGCGCTATCTTATGCTCAAGGAGACGATTGATGACAATAGCTTCGGCTCCACACATTTCGCCTGGATTAATATCTGTATTGAGCGAATGGGCTACAAGAATGTTCAGCGTCTAGATGAGGCTCTCGCTGTGAAGCGTGAGCGATTCTCAACGTGCTACATTGACTATATTCCTGAAAGCCTTGTGAAGAATACACCAGAATATTACAAGTGGGGCCGCTGCAGTATGTGCAGCGGATTCTTCACTGGAAATGCGGAGTATATGTGGAAGGCCTGTGACAAGATTCAGCAAAAGTTTCTGGAGTATCTGGCCGCTGGTTATGGTCACGCGGATGAGCAGCTCTTCAGCCCTGTTTATTTCGAGAACAAGGAGCTCTTTGAGCATTACTATGGTGATTACAGACAGATGATTACAAACTATGTATACATCTATGATGCAGCCGAGCCACCAATCTATAACTTCATTCGCAACAGCTACAAGCACGGAGATCTTGATAAGTGCCGAGAGGCATGTGAGTTCGTATGGCGTTCCATCAAGGCGGGTAAGTGTGGCTGCGACCAAAAGTTCCTCGATGAGTTGGAAAACTACCAGCGGCATTTGAATCCCCCTGCGGTAGTGAAGCCTGTTCTCCTATTCAGGAACTGAAAAGAGTATTGAAATCGGCCACGCTCAGATGGCCCTTTCTAATAGAGCACTCATTAACCTTCCTCATAACTTCATGGTGAATCCCAGGCAGAATCGCGTCATTTGTAATAGTCAGCTTTAAAGAATGAACATATTCCTTAATCCATCTATGGCATCTACATACGATTCCAGAATCGTATAAACCCTTGAATAAGTTTGAAACTCTGCTACTCATAACAAAGTGAAACTCACCATTACCATCACTCGTGCCAGCATCTACATATACATTTCCGTCAAGTTTTGTATATGTATCTAAAAGCATCGGTTTCCACAGAAGCACATCGTATCGGTATATAATCACGAGATCATACTGAATATTATTTTCAGCCTCATATTCCTCCTTTAGTTCAACCGATTTCTTTACACTCAAGGCCTTACTGATGCTTGAAAACTCGCCTGGATTGGGGCATCTTTTCTTTAGCTCGGCCTCGTATATAGTATTACTCTCAAACAACTTTTTACGAGGCTTATACAGTTCTGACAGTTTCTCTTCTAGATCCGTATTCCAGCAGTGGCAGAATATGTCAAACTCGTATTCCCCCAGATTGGGCTCGATAATGAATTTCTTGATGGAGTTATAGCACTTCGTATAATCTACATATTGGCGTGAGTTATAAAGGGCGCCGACACCACGTGAATGTCCACGAACTGACGAAACTGCGCCAGTCATGCATAGTGCAACTCTCTTATTTGGCATTTATTTAGCTCTCTCTTTTTTTCCAGATTTTATAAACGTATGATTTATATTCTATATTGGCAAAATCAGGTATCGTGGAACCTTCAAATACATTAGGGTGGCCGTATATATTTCCATTTAGCGACTGCCCTGTATTGAATCCCATATAGATAAATATGATGGCAATGACTCGCTCGGATGCCATAAGTCCAGGGCGGCCGAGATAGGATTTTACACTTGTGGCATCCACGTTTAATATTGACCACGCAGTTTGCAGAGTTTCTATAGAGCCGCCAAACGCCGGGCCGAACACGCCATTCCACTCTTTTTCGCGTGCGCTTGTAAACATTGTATCCAAATTTGCCAACTCTTCTGCTGGGAGGCGTAAGGCCCGAATCATTGGCGAAATCTCATTACTATAGAAATATCGGGCCTGTTCGTGAAAGTGCCATAAGCTATAGAGGGGCTTGTCTAGCACCGCGACAGGCAATGGTTTCAATAAGAACATAGAATCGTGTATAATCAGAAAATGTTTGGTATCGCATTTTCTGATTAGAAGCTCTATGGCCCCGATAATATGACTACCATCGACAAAGGTATCATATATATCTACACCAGAAATATCGGGCATATAAGAATCACTCGTTTTGCATATAAGAATCTTATTCGCAGGATGATAAGTTTTGATTTGTTGTATAGAAGTTTTCAGCAAATCTGTATGTGCTGGCTCCTTTCCATAAAATGGAATACAAAAGGTAATATCCTCCATCTATCATAACCATCTACCGGATTTAAACACCATAATCCGCAAAGGTTTGTTCATAGCCTGCGTCATTCATACATGCCTTTTGTTTTCCTAGGCGTTTTTCGAATGCGAACCAGTCGGCGGTTGGTTGTAAGCCCTTCCATACTTGATCATTTGCATAGATCCAATGTTGCCCCGTCGCCTGTAAGCGGGGCATAGCATCGTCATATAGAGAAATAAGCTTATCGTAAAACTGTTCGTGGACCACATATGCAGAGGCCGTTTGCGCCTCCAGCACTTTTAGAATGCCCTCTTTGTGTGGAGTGGAATGTTGAATCGCGTATGCCAACATCATTACATCAAATGACTCGCCACTCTCGAAAAACTTGTTGATTTCCTCCCAAAATTCTTCTTTAGAAACTAAGAGCATAAAGTCATCTTCAAGAATGAGCACATTTTTCAAGCCCAGTTGTCGTGCCTCTTTCAGAACCGCCAGATGTGAAAGACCACAGCCAAGAATACCAGGTTTTCGTTCTATTGCGGAGAAACGTGTGAAAGGGAGCTCGATTTTGTTCAGTTCATCGGTTACATCCCGAAGACGATCGGGGCGTCTATCAAGATTTATCACGTATACGCCTCCAAAGGGATTCGTCATCTTCTTTTATTATATTTAAACATCTCTAGGTGCCGTCTAAACAAAACCGCACACAGTATTCAGAGAATGTCGGCACCCCCGTCGATAAAGGATGTTAGTTCATATCTGAGACAGAATTTTATACTTGAACAGTTTGCTTCGGGCTCAGGTTCAGGTTCAGGTTCGGGTTCAGGTTCAGGTTCAGGCCCTTCACAAAGACTCACTATCAACTTTGCCCCAGCTTCAGAATCAGCCCCAGTAAATAACCGTTCTATTAACTATTTCGGAGGAGATTCGTCCATTAATATTCCTATATCTGGCGCTGCTGCTCAAGGAGCTCAACTCGCCACGGATATAGAGAAAATCAAATATGACTCCCCAGTCGAATCACAAAAACGCCCACTAGGAACTATAACAACTCTCTTAGATCTCACGAATCGTGACCTTCAAGAAAATGATATATTCCCTCTAAAAACCGAGACAACATGGTTCACGCGTGATACGGAGCGCCGAACTCTCGCGTTCACACCGACTATCCAGGAGATTCCTCTTCGTGGTCCAGGCGCCTTTGGACAACGCTTCTCATTCGACCTCGGCTCACTCATGGTAGGCGATCTTCTTCTTGGAACTTCTCTACAGATTCGCCTGGATCATTGGCTAGATCCACAGGCCCAACTCCAACTCCAGGCCGGTCAAATCACATATGATGTTTCTGGCACGGCCTGGGAATACGCAAACAGCCTCGGAACATCCATTATTGCACTAGCCGAGCTGGAAATCGACGGAAAAACGATTGAAACGATTGACGGCGACTTCATAAATGTATTCAATGTTCTCTATGGCAACTACAATCAGCAGGTAGGAATCGCATATGACCATCTTGGCCGTATCCCCAGGGCACTTTTAATGGCTGAACAGACTCCCCGCCTATTTCCTACCGAGGATGGCACCCTCAACTGCATCCTACCCTTTTTCTACATGCGCTGTAAACGCCAGGATGCCTTGCCAATGATTTCAATCCGAGAAGGAAAGGTGAAGATTCACATTACACTCCGACCCTTTGAAGAGTGTGTGCGGCAACTACGTGGATACCGAGCTACATGCGAATCGACGCCACTGAATACCACCATAGCATTTCATAAAGGCGCTGAAACACGGATCGTTACAACACCCGTGGCAATGCCATCGTTCCGGTTTATACAACTTCTCACACAGGGCGCGATTGTCAATGGGGCATTTCGCCAAAGACTTCTACGAGCACCCTATGAGATTATTCACCGCGAGATTCAGACGTTTTATTTCAATGAACCGCTGAAATATGCAGTAGGAAAGCGAAACGTTGATACGATTCGCATTCAACTACCGTTGGAGGCGAATCATCCTATAGAGGAAATCTTATGGTTTGTCCGTCGCCGTGGCGTGAGAGACAATAATGCATGGACGAACTACAGCAGTATCTTGGACGCCGAATGGAATCCGCGAAAGGCCGAACAGTCGCTTTTACAGAACGCGATTATCCAGGCGAATGGCGTAACTATCTGTGATGCCGATGAGCAGTATTATCGGCAACTTATTGCTAACGCGCATCCTGGCGGGTTGACTGCGTATTCAAACTTCATCTACGGATACCCCTTCGCGAAGACCCCAGGAGAGCATCAGCCATCTGGCAGCTTCAACGCAAGTCGCGTGAATTCTTTACGACTCGTGCTAGACGTCAAGCCACCAGGCGGAGTGCTAGACGGTAACTGGGAAGTGAAAGTATTCTGTGTTGCGTTGAACTGGCTGCGTTTCGAGAATGGTCTGGCTAATCCGATGTTTGAGGATTAAATACCATGCCCCACAGTAGAATGTCAGCAGTTGGAAACTATGTTACGAATGTCGCGGCGGCGGTGGCCGGTCACGAAGGTTTTAGCACAACCCACCCGGATTCCCGCGCTCTCTTGACAACATCCATAGTGGTGATTGTGGTTTATTTTGTGTTCATTGTTCTTTTCGGAGTGGGCGCGGCCAAGCTTTCATACAACTACAATGCCTCTATTGGGACATCAAGTGGAATGACGGTGGCGTATGTGATCCTCTCATTCTTTTTTAGTTCTCTCTATTATCCCTACTATGCGCTTTTCCTGGACCCGTTGGCCAAGAAGGTGCAGAAGGGTGGGCGGCGCTAGGTTCGCCGCGTCTTCCTCCGTTGCGCATTAAAATGCCTATCAAAATGGTTCGTACTATACCCATATTGAAAGAGCATTGACGCCTCGGGGATCTTCACCTTTTTATGAAGCTCAGGATCTGTAATCCCTTTCCAGTGACGCGGATAAAAGTATTTCATTGGATATACATGAACATCTGGAAACTCGGATTTATATTTCATATATACCCGTGTTACATACAATGGCCCAACGCGTCTCCACGCGGCCTGGCCTTCCTCCTTCTCCGCATTGGATATTAGTCCATCGAGAATTCTCTTAATGAACGGGTGTTCTTTTTCAGCACCAACGAGTCCATTGGCCACGAGCCGTTTTGCGCTTCGGAGTCCTGGTCCGAGATCCCCCAACTTCCGTGTTTGCGCCTTTTTGAGATTTTCCCAGCCGAAAAAGACCCCTGCCTTATTTTTCTCCATGAAATCCGCGAACTTTTCAGGCTTCATGATCACGGAATCCGCGTCAATATAGAGCCCACCATATTGGAATAGTGCTAGGAGCCGAATAATATCCGCACGACCTGCCATTTCATTCTTGAACTTCGCGTATTCTCGCCGAAGACCCGGAATAAGCTGCCAGTTTAACGATTCTACTGTCTTTTCATTCCAAAGCTTATATTGGTATCCATTATCTTTGCCGAATTTTTTGACAGTGTCTATCCACTCTGTAGGCGGTGCGTTTGTTCCCAGCCAGATTTGATGAATTATTTTTGGTATATTACCACCCGTGGTAGCCATCCTACAACTACAAAAGAAAATACAGATGTCCAATAGAAATGTTATTGAGCCTCCTCGCAGCCTTTGCTGCGACTACTTCTGCGCAGGATGCGGTTGGTTCAAAGGGCTGCACGGCCAGCGCGTGCGTATTTGCGAATCGAAATCTGCGTTTCGGAACGGGCGTGGAAAACTCTATTAATGCGTGGGGGCTCTTTCAACAGCCCTGGTATTATTCACGCATTGCCAGCTCTTGGTATAAGCTTACTTTCAATAACTACCCCCTTGATACAGCGATTGGAACGGGGGTCGGTTCTTCGCATTGGAGTGGTGCGTATATTACGGATCTTTATTCTCTTGGCTCTACTCTCTCATCCACGGACTACACTAACTTTACGGTAGATAGCAGTGATACTACAAAGACGGTTGGATATGGTATTATTGTGGCCCGGCGCAGTTTTACGATTTCCGGTCAGCCGCTCATTGTTCAGAATACCTTTTCACTTGGAGTAAATGATAGTTTCGTTAAAATCACTACGCAGGTCACGAATAATGCGCCGGCGACTATACAGAATCTCATTATCTGGACGGGAACACGGGATGATTTTGTGGGCAACACTGATGTTAATATAAAGACGCGCGGGAATCTGAACACGGGTAGCTTCGTAGCAGTTACGACAAATAGTCAATCGTCGCGTGCAATCATGATTACGAATCCCACGGAGGGGGTTCTGTTTTACTCCGAAACTCCGGGAGTTATGACTTCCTACGCGTTGTGTTGCGCTTTTTCAAACGCGTATAATACTTACCCTTTGTCACTTGCGCCATCCACGCCTACTGGGACAGATGGCTCATATGCGGCGGTCCTCCCTCTCGGAAATATTACATCGGGTTCGTCCGGCGCTATTGTGTGGTATTATGCAGCTGGTGCGATTTCGTCACTCAGCACAGTCGCACAGAGCGTTGCGATAGATCAGGTTGCGAGTGCGCCCGTGCTTACGGCAAGTCCCACGACAACTATAACAGCGGTGGAGGCTCCATCGGCGTCTAAGACTCCAACGGCATCAGGGACCCAGACAGCCTCGAAGACTCCATCGGCATCCAAGACGCCATCGTCATCAGAGACCCAGACAGCTTCTAAGACTCCATCGGCATCCAAGACGCCATCGTCATCAGAGACCCAGACAGCCTCGAAGACTCCATCGTCGTCCAAGACGCCATCGTCGTCAGAGACTCAGACAGCTTCTAAGACTCCATCGTCGTCCAAGACTCCATCATCAACAGAGAGCCAGAGTTCATCAAAGACTTCATCATCTTTGAAGAGTTCATCGCCCTTGAAAACTTCATCATCTTTGAAGAGTTTATCGCCCTTGAAGAGTTCATCCTCCTCACAGACTGGGACATCATCGCCGTCAGAGACTCAGACATCATCGCCTTCAGAGACCCAGGCACCCTCTAACACTCCTCTATCGTCAGAGACCCAGGCACCCTCTAACACTCAGCTATCTTCAGAGACCCAGGCATCCTCTAACACTCCGCTATCTTCAGAGACCCAGGCATCCTCCAACACCCCGTCATCTTTACAGAGTTTAACAGCCTCGCAGACTGCATCCTCCTCAGAGAGCCAGACATCCTCCAATACTCCATCATCTTCGCAGACTTTAACTGCCTCGCAGACACCCTCGTCATCACAGACCCCTTCCACAACTCCAAGCTTTGCGATTCAATATGTAGTAATACACGATCAAGCATCTATTGTAAATTTAACCGATATTGTCGTCCGCAGTGTTATAGATATATCTAGAAGTGACAATAATATATATGTATATACACTCGTCCCGCTGAATGTCATTCTCATGCTCTGCTGTTCCTGTGCGTGGATATATTCCATGTCTAAAAATCGGCAAGCCACTACAGCACGTCAGGCATGGGGCGTCATTGATAGAAATAATGATGATCGTGTGATGCAAATTCGCACCCCCAGCCCAACATAATGCCACTACACTTAAATACTCACTCTCTCCATTTAAAAGAGATGGTGGCATCGTTGCTGCGAGTTATTTACGGAGGAGTTCAGGATTCCAGACTCCTCTGTCAAAAAGGGCAGCCAAACCCGGCCTTTTTCGTGAAGGCCTTTATACGCGCCGGCCGATTCACTACCCAGTGGACCCGCCTGGATTTTGACACTCTTCCGACTCTTGGAAATACATCAGTTATCACCCTTCCGAGAAAGGGTCATCTCATTTCGCGCCTCTATCTTGTCACTACGATGCCAGATATTGCAGCATCACAAACAGCAGCAAAAGCTTGGTGCACGGACAACGGAAAAACGTTCGCCGGCCCCACATTCGGCTGGACAAACTCCCTCGGCCACGCCCTTATTCAGAATGCCACGATAGACATCGGAGGAACGCGTGTAGAACGGATTGATGGCCGTCTTCTTGAAATAATGGACGAGTTCTATACACCTCTAGAGAAAGTCAGCCTCATGGATAAACTTCTTCCCCGTAACTCCTCCAGCTTCACCCCTGGCGAGTTCGGTAGTGCAGGCGCACCCGTTCAAGCCACAACCCCACTCCCTTTCTGGTTCAGCTGCGGCGATGCGGGCACGTTTCTTCCGATCGACGCTCTTCAAGCAGACCCTGTAAAGCTAAGTATAACATTCAATACCCCTACAACGCTCTATGTCAGCACGGCCCAACAGGATACGACCAAGCTGAAGGCCCCACCGGCGGGTGGAGAAGCCTATTTCCCTATTGGTAACTCGCCATTCTATTACAATGACGCGGCGGGCACGGACATTTCCGGCCTCCAGGGAAATCCGACGCAATCCACCCGGGTCTCGGTCGTGCCTCGCATAACGATGCCGACTACGCAGCTCCTACAGGTTCTTGGCGATACCTATATTATGGCGGAGTATATATACTTGGATGCGCCAGAGGCGAATAGATTTCGTCTAGCGGATATTCAGGTTCCAGTACTACAGCATTATGCGTTTGATCCGGTGAATACGAATAGCACCGCGCAGGCGAACTGCTATTTGAAGATTGGAAATCCCACGCGGAATCTCTTCTTCTATTTACAGCGCTATGAGGCCCCGTTGTATAATGCGCCCTTTTTGGCGACGAGGGATCTTTCGGGTGCCGGCGCGAATATAGCGCCATGGTGGCCGAATGCGAGTCAGATAAACACACGCGTGCATAAGGATCTTATACCTGGGTTTGTTTTTAGGAACTCTGAGCCGATTCGCGCCGTTGATCTTATCTATGAAGGGAAGCTTTTCCGATATAGCACAACCACTCCGTCAGTATTCAGGTCGCTTATTCCAGCGATGGAGCAGCGAAAGTCGCCGTGGGTGAATCGGTATATGTATAATATGCCGTTTGCATTTCAGAGTGGCTCTTTGCCGCCGAGCCAACCATGTGGAGAGGCGAATCTGGACAAAGTGGTTAATATAAATCTTCGTATGGATCTCAATCCGTTGGCTGGTTATACGGATCCCAATACTGTCCCGCAGTTTATGATATATATCTGGGCGGAAACGTATAATATTTTCAGGGTCTATGGTGGGCGCGGCGGTATGATGTTCGCCTACTAAGGTCAAGTTCTCTTTTTAGAGCTGAACCATATCATTCCAATGACAAGTAGGCTTGTCGCTAGAAGACCAATCGTGCCATGGCGTGTATGAAAAGAATAGATGAGCTGTTTAAGAGTGGCATCTGCTTCGTCGAACTGGGGCGAATAGTCCATTGTTTTATTTTTGATATCCGATAATGACGGCCGTTGAGTCGCGAGTATGGGATATGATGTAACAATACGGAACTGGCTGGAAAAATAAACATCGATTGGACCGTGCCTATCAGGATTCCATGCAATCGCGCGTTCGTAGGCGCTCGCCGCAAGCACGTAGAAATGCGTGGCAAATCCTGACTGAATAGATGTCAAGTGCTCTCCTTGAGGCTGAACAGGTCCTTGAATATAGGTCGGGCCGGCGAGAAATATATCCCACTGGCCAAAGTCATCTTTTAGAGCTTTTTTGACTATGGGCCATCTTTCGGTAAAGTTCGCGGCGGGCATACAATCGTCTTCTATAACGAGAATCCAGGGAAGGCCCTGCCGAAGTGCCTCACGCGCAATAGCAACATGGGAGGCACCGCATCCGCGCCAGCCCTCGGAATGCCGTATGGCTGAGAAACGCTTCATGACGATTCCAGTATCTTTAAAGGCGGCCTGAGTTTCCTCCCATTTATCTTTACGATCGTCCAAGTTTATACAAAAACATGGAAGGTCTTCCATCCTACTGAGGAAATACTAAATTAATAGCGCTTCTGTTGAGCGTCAATAGTCGACTCGAATCCCTCATCGGTCAAAACCAGTTTCGGGTCTACAATATAGATCTTTAGATCTTCTAGCATGTTATAATACTGAACATCAATGGGAGCGTTCATATATTTTAACTTATCAAGGATATGCGGTATTGCTCTATGACGAACAATATACGCATGTGTTCCGAAATTTCCCCAGGCTTCAGTATGTTTCCATCTAACTACATTTTCATTTATCCGATCACCAATAATGTCAATGATCCCTAAATATATAAAATCCCAGTCGCCAGGAATCGATTGCTTCACTGCGTCCCATTTCCGCGCGAAGTCTTTATCAATCAATACATCATCTTCTAGTATTAAATGGCCGAAGTTCGGTGAAACATTCAGTGTATTTAGATGACGCAAAAGGCGTTTATGACTCAGCCAGCAGCCTATCTCACCTGGTAGATTGTGGACCTTCGGACTACGCCTATTTAGCTCAATATCGCCGCTTTTTGAAAGCACATTATTCACACCATCCTTTTCAGCCGCCCCTCTATCTTCCTCTTTTCCGTAGGTGGCCTTCCAACGATTCACCTTTTGAGGCAAAAGATGCTGTTGATCAAGAACCTTCTGGAATCTCTCCTTGTCTTTGTCCAAATTTAACACCCATATGTCATCTATTGAGGGAGTCACTCTGTAATACATAAATGCTATAACCAATAAAATAACAAGTGGAATAAACCATTTTAATATGGTATTTTTAGCCATCCTATTTGGACTATGTAAAATTGTTTTCAACATTCCTATAAAGTTAATCACAATGAGCTCTCTTCTTATCGTTGAATCGCCGGCAAAATGTTCCAAGATACAAGGCTTCTTAGGGAGCAACTGGAAAGTTATCGCGACAATGGGACATATTCGGAGTCTCGAGGAGGATCTGGGGGCGGTGGGGCTGGACCGCGATTTTGAGCCGCGTTTCCAGTGGATTAAGGAGAAGTCGAAGGCCATCGCGCAAATCAAGGAGGCTGCGGCGAAAGCCACTACGATTTATCTGGCCTCAGACGATGATCGGGAGGGTGAGGCAATCTCATTCTCGGTCTTAACTCTTCTGAAGTTGAATCCAGCCACGACTCCACGCGCAGTCTTTCGGGAAATCACAGAAAGTGCGGTCAAGGCGGCGGTCGCCAATCCTCGCCGCCTCGATATGAATCGCGTCCACGCCCAACAGGCGCGAGCCGTGCTTGATATGATGGTGGGTTTCACGATTTCCCCGCTTCTTTGGAAATATGTTGGACCGGCCTTATCGGCTGGGCGCTGCCAAACGCCGGCTCTGCGACTCCTCGTAGACCAGGAGAAGACCATTCGCGATTTCCGTCAAAGCACGGCCTGGAAGATTAAGGGCACATGGTCGGCCTCCGCGAGCTTTGATGCCATTCTTACAGAGGAACTGGAGGACCAAGAATCGTCGACGAACTACTTGGAGAATATTCATACAGAAACACCGGCCACAGTGACGTCCGCCGTCACCAAGCCCACGACTGAGCAACCTCCGAAGCCTCTTATTACAAGCACGCTTCAACAGGAGGCATCAGCCACAATGAGCCTCCCGCCGAAGCGCGCAATGCAGATTGCGCAGCGTCTCTATGAAGCTGGACATATCACCTATATGCGCACGGACTGCGCTAACCTTTCCGAAGAGGCCAAGGCCGCCGCCATCAACTGGGTGCGGGAAAACTTCGGTGATGAGTATATTGCGACGAAGCCCGAGGCCGTTAAGAAAGCAAAGATCAAGCCCACCCAGACTGCGGCTAAAAAGCCCGAGGCGCAAGAGGCCCATGAAGCCATCCGCCCCACCCACTTTGACCGTATAGAGCTCCCAGCGGACGAAGATTGGACCGCGCCTGACCGAAAACTTTATAAGCTTATATGGAATCGGGCGACACAGAGTATTATGGCCGCCTGCCGTGGTGAGCAGCGCACTATAGAGTTCGTGGCCACGGGTGATCCGATGGAGTTCGTTTGGCGCGCCATATGGAAGCGGCAACTGTTCGCAGGCTGGCGCAAGATTGGCCAAGCTGCCACCAATCTCGATGATGAGGATAAGGAGGAAGAGGCGGAAAATGCTTCCTGGACCGCTGCAGAAGCGATTGATATTGGCACAACGCTTAACTGGACAAGTCTTGAGGCCTGGCCCCATGATTCTAAGCCTGCCGCGCGCTATACGGAGGCCACCCTTGTTCGCGAACTGGAAAAACGGGGTATTGGTCGTCCAAGCACATTTGCAGCGCTTGTGGGAACTGTTCTAGACAAGGCCTATGCAGAAAAGCGTGATACGCCAGCACGCGAAGTGAAAATTCCACGTCTGCGCCTAGAAAGCCCGGGCCAATGGCCTCCTACCACTACTACTCAGAGTAAAATGGTCGGTGCAGAGAAGCAAAAGCTGGCACCGACTGCACTTGGTCTCTCCGTTCTAGAGTTCTGCTTGAAGGAGTTTGAGCAGCTGTTCAACTACGATTTCACACGCACAATGGAATCGCGCTTGGATGATATTGCAGATGGAACAGAAGGATGGAAGGCCCTATGTCGTGATACATGGGGGGCATATAAGGATAAATATACGGCGCTAAAGACCGCAGAGTCTACGGCCGCGGCTGGACCTGCGCGCCAACGGATGTTTCTGGGCGGCATCAAGGCTCTTCAGAGTAAGAAGGGTCCACTGCTTCTCAAAGAGGATGCGACAAATAAGGATAATACCGTATTCTACGGATGGCCTGACGGCAAAGGATTTCAGGAGATTACGGAGGCCGAGGTCGCAGCTTTCATTGCAGAAAAAGTTCAACCTGCCGCCATTGGAGAACACAACGGCAGCAATATTCAGAAAAAGACTGGGCCATTTGGCACCTATGCAGAATGTAACGGTGTCCGAGTCCCATGCACGGCCGAAGACACTGAGGAGACTATTCGGGCCAAGTTGGATGCTAAATCGAAATCTGAACTACATACTCTTGGGCCGTTCGAATTCCGCACAGGCCCCTATGGAGTCTTCATGTTCAAAAAGGATTTGAGGGGACCTGCGAGAAAGTTTGTGAATGTTCCGAGTGGTGTAGATCCGAAGGCCTTGACACAGGAGGCTGCCATTAAGATATATCAGACTGGCCTACAGCAAAAGGCCAAGGGTTCAGCGTATAAGAAAAAGAATACATAATAGGATGACGCGCGGTAAAACGCGCCGCAAGGCCAATATAAATATTTTTAATGTGCCCGCATACTTTATCAATATGCAAGAAAGACCCGATCGTTGTAAGAGATTTATGGATCAACCGGCAGTAGCATCTTTAAAGAAACTAAGAAGGTGTGTAGCGGTCAATGGTAAAAAACTCAAATACAAAACTGACCGGCGAATCTCATTAAGAACACGTCTCAATATTTTCCGTAACTATCGTCGTAGCCACTATGAAATAGCTACGCTTGGTGCCATCGGTGCATCACTCAGCCATATTGATATTTGGAAAAGATTCCTGGCTACGGGTGCAAGAGTTGCGCTCGTTTTTGAAGATGATGCCATTCTTACAGAGGCAATACTAAATCAGATAAATACGTTGATTCCCACGCTTCCTGCGGACTGGGGTATGTGGTTACTGGGCTGGTATAAACCAAATTTAGTATTTGAACATCTTGATAAAAAACCGTGGAATCGCGTCTATAACTTCACGGCTGCGCATGCGTATTTATTGACAAGAGAGGCGGCGAAAAATCTATTGGAAGATGCACTCCCTATTGAGACACACGTTGATCATTATATAAGCACGGCGGCGGCTATAAAAGATCTCGTAGTTGTTCAACACCCTGATGTTCATATTGAGTTTTTTAGAAAGGAGCGTGGTCCGAGGACGAAAGATTCCAATACTTCTCAGCACAAAACGAGTGGTTGCCCGAACTGTAATAAACGCGATGATCTCACGCAGATTTATAAGTGGAATACGCGTAAAAGCAGACATGGAATGCGTGTAAGAGGGCTTGTAGATGGTGAGCAGTCAAAGCGTATTCTGACATTCAAAAGAGGCGCGACGCGTAGAAATTCAATACATCCTTAGTTTCACCAAGAATATTTTTATTAGCGGAAAATACCGATAATAAAAATATTGGCCCCTACTTGTAGGAATCAATGACGAATAACACAAGCCCATCAGATACTCGCAGAAACAGTGCCACGGACCTTTCTGGAAATAAGCCGAAGAAGTTCTTAAACGGATGGACGAAGGAGCAAGAGAAGCTTATGGCAGAGTGGACAGATATCGCGGCCTGTTATCGATGGCTGCATGACCGTGCGGAAAAGAAGTATTACAAACTCAATCTGGCAATTTCGATTCCTGTCATTATTTTATCCACACTCACGGGTGCTGCGAACTTTGCAGTGGGTAGTTTCATTCCTGCGGGTGATGATGCGGTGAAAGGCTATGTGAGTGCGGGTCTAGGAGGTGTTTCAATCTTTGCAGGGATTTTAACAACTCTTGGTAACTTTTTTCAGTATGCCCAGAAATCGGAGTCGAATCGTGTATCAAGTATAGCATGGGGTAAGTTCAACCGTCTACTAAAGGTCGAGCTTGCCATTAATCCGCTCGATCGTATTGAAGCCATGGATTTTCTAAAAATATGTCGCCAGGATTTGGATCGTCTTATTGAACAGGCCCCCCAGATTCCCGACGATATTATCAAGGATTTTGAGCGCGTATTCAAAACGATTCCGAATCTCACGTTTCCAGATATATGTCATAATGGTATCCAGCACACAGCTATCTTTGATTCTTCAAAGGCGCGCCTGGGGCAAATAGCGGCGGATGCGGTGCTACATCTGCGCTACAAAAAGAATATCCTCGCAAACTCGGTTATGCCAAATATTGATAAGAAAATAGATGACGAACTCAATACTAAGATTGAAAAGCGCATTAAGGAGCTTTTACCTGTCGCCCCAAAGAAAGAGCAACTCATAGATGATGGCGACATGACAAGTATTGTGACAAATCTAGAGACAGATTGGAGACGATTACTAGTAAATCGTAAAGCTCATCACAATACTCCTGGTGCATCGACGCCAGAAGAAGTGCGACTAAATATAGTGGGACAAGATGGACCTATTACGCCCGAAGAAGAATCTATTGTCGCTGAAAATGTGAGTCCAGAAGTTGGATTTAACTAATGAACATCTTTAAAGAACGTATCAGCTTATCTTTATAGAGGTGATCCAGCGCAAAGACAGCGGTTAGATCCTCATCGAAATGTATCGTATCAACTAAGACTTTTTGTCCAGGCGACAACTCCTTATATACGCGAATAATAGGATGTATCAGTCTCGCGTTTGATTCTTTTCCAAGAACACTTTCTTTACGACCTAGAACTTTCATATCAAATACTGGTTCGCCATATTCTAAGGTAATCATAAAGAATAAATAATCCGGATTATTACTGAAGGTGTTGTGATACATGAACCGAATAGCGACATCATTATAGTATAATGCTTTCTTTTTCGCCATGTTATAACATATTAAATCACCCATTTGCCCATACATTTGATACATTGATGCCGAGTTATTTAGTTTATACATTATGTGGTCTGCGAGGGTATTTATATCTTCGCTGGAGTTTAAACTGAATCCACCCACATCAAATCGATTGTCGTAGTTCATATTAAAGAAGTGTTGAATGAGATATCTGAATCCGTGAATAAAGCCGCCTGAGCTTTTCTTAAAATCAAATGAGTGCATGAGTGAGCCTATGAAGAATAAGTTTCGATTATTATTGCTTTGAAAGTTGGGATAGACCACGGGATATTTATCATTATCTGTGAGATCGATTAAGAACTTAAATATCGAAGTATCGAACTTCCAGCCAGTGCAGAAAATGACGTGGTCAAATGCCGTTTTATCTTCGTGTAGAGGAAGATATGCATGCTTTTGTTTGCAGCTTTTCACGCCGCACTGTTTCGTTATAATATATTTGCCCCCACTCTCTTCCTGATCGATGTATTTCTCTTCACTATCATGCTCGGAAGATCGACCGATGATCGCATTCTGACTTTTGAGTAAAAACGTCTCTAGAAAGGGCGCATATACTGCGCGTAGATCACCAGTATAGTGTGTGCTCGAGGACCAGTCCTTAACACTGCGCCCCTGAATAATAATATTACTGCAGTAAGACTTGAGTAAATTGCCGAGCTCATATGCGCTATTGCCATTGCCAATAATCAACGTGGATTTATTCCGGAATTTATCTAGATTCTCCTTCTTCTTGAAATAGTCCTTCTCATACTCAGCATAGTGTTTAATACCGTCTTTCACATTTATGACAAAGTTCGGCTTGACTGGCTTACTTAGACCCGTGGCGACAATCAACTTCTGACATATGTATTTAACGTCGCCAACGGTTGTCAGCTCGTATCCACCCTCTACTTTTTTTACATCTTTCACTTGTGTATTATATTTTATATTGAGTTGGTTATTTGTAGCGAAGTCGTTCAAGTATTTCACAAGGTCTGAGTGATCTGGGTAATACTCATCGGAATAGCTGGTAAAACGGGGATCATCTTCAGATAAGAGCGAGTTCCAGTCGTGCCGCATATTAAACTCTGGATTATCACTACCGGTGTATTTCTTGTTAATGGATATCAGTTTTCCAGAGTGCGGATAGACGTTAAAAAATGAGCCGGCCATTTCATTTTTTTCCAGAATAAGGTATTCAACTTCGGCTTTCTTCATAAAATAGCCGAGCTGGAGCCCAGCGGGACCGGCACCGATGATAATATTTTTAACAGACTTATACATATCGTTAATATGTAAAGGTCTGATAATCTTAAGTGCTGTTTGTCTCAAGAAACTCGTTGAGAATCGTATTCTTTGCTTGGAAAGTCCATTTAGACCATTTGAGATCTTCATGATTGTCGTTCGCTGAAGAGAGCCATCTCGTATAAGTGTCCTCATTTTGGTTCATCCAGTTCTGCCTAACATGATTAACAAGTTCGGGAGATTCTACGAGCTCAATCGTGCGTGGCCAACAAAAAAACGCACGTAGCCCGAAAATGAAGACGTTAATATTCTGTGTATGTTCATAATCTTTTTCGAGTTGTCGGGTGAAGTTTATTAGGACTTCATCAACTGGGGAATCATCTAAAAAAGAATCTAGGAGAACTTTGCTGGCCTTACTCGCAGCTTCCATCTAACGGAAGCTGGGAGATTGTGGGGCGCACGCACCGTGATTAGATGAGAAGAAAGGTCTGCTGATAGGAGAATCAAGAATAATGATTTCTTTGAGGGGAGAAGGGGGTGCAGCAGCCTCGATGTCTTGGTAGAAAGTGGGGAGTAGAGGGCGGTCAGTAAGAGCCGTTACAAATGCACGCGCGATTGTGTCCATCATCTTTTTGGCTTCCATTATAGTGGGGGTGGTGGATCGTAATAGGTAATGATATTCAAATTTTACTGACATGTCGCATGCGCATTGCTGTCTGGATGGCAATAAGATGCTCCTGCGCGTGCGTTAACTCCACCTTAGCTGAGGAGTGTTCTATGAGAAGAGTGTCATTGGTGAGTTCAAACGCGGGATTATTCAAGTATGGGGATTTGATAACGAAGGGGGGTGGCGGAGAGCTCATGGGTGTTGGTATCGATGGTTCAATCCCGTCGGGTGTGAGGGAGAGCACCTGAATCCCATCTTTAAAGAGGCGGATTTCATCGCGGTAGCGCTGGGCATGAGTGAAAGCGATGCCCAGGATGATACCAGGTTTGACAGAGACACGATCTGAACCCCTGATAGTGTCGTCAAGAATCTCCCAGAGGCGCGAACGCTGCTGTCGCTCCATTGTCTGCTTGATGTAGTATTCGACGGGGTGGGGTGCGAGATGTCCTGCGATGGGTTGCAGATGTTCGCCGGTTGCGATGTAGTGAGTTTGATCGAGCGTGTTGAATGAAGGAATCGAAGGGAGAGACATTTTGGTATTGAAAAAAGGTGG